TCCCAGACTTCTGGGATATGGATTGGGAGTTCTTTCAATATGTAGAAGAAGCAGAAGATAATGGACAACATGCTATATTAGGTGGATCCAGAGGTAAGGGTAAATCCCTTAAAGCTGCATCTATGTGTGTTAGAAACTATTTCTTTTATAAGAAATCTAAATCATATTGTTTTGCATCTAAAGAAGAATACTTAATTAAAGATGGTATTATAGCTAAAGCATGGGAGTTAATGGACTTTATAGATTCACATACTCCATTTGCTAAAAGAAGACAAGAGAAGAACAGTGATGTTCATAGAAAGTCTTCTACATTAATTAAGAATGAATTTGGTGTACAAACTACACATCCAAAATCCTGGAAGTCAGAGATTATTGGAGTTACTACTGGAGATAATATAAACAAACTTAGAGGTAAGAGGGGTAAGATAATTATTCTTGAAGAGGGAGGTTCTTATCCAAATCTTAATAAAGGTTGGGGTATACTTAGACCATCTATGGAAGATGGAGATAGAACATTCGGACTAATACTAGCTATTGGAACTGGTGGTGAAGAAGGAGTAAGTTGGGAAGGATTCGAAGAATTGTTTCTAAACCCAGAAGCATATAATATAAGAAGTGTTCCAAATATATGGGATGAAGGAATGGAAAATACACGATGTGGATTCTTCTTTCCTGCAGATTGTAATTATTCTGGAGCAATGGATAAAGATGGTAATTCTGATAGAGATAAAGCTAGAAGATTAATTGAAGCTGATAGAAAGAAAGTTGCAGGAGGTAATGATCCTCATGCATTAACTAGAAGAAAGGCTGAGTTACCTTTATGTCCAAGAGAGATGATGATGCGTATTAGTGGAACTAAGTTTCCTATTGCTGATATCCAAGCTCACTTAGCTCAAGTAGAGGGACATCCTGAAAAATATAAACAAGCAGACTTTATTGGTAGATTACATATTAGTCCTTCTGGATTAATAGAATGGAAGCCAGATGATAAAGTAGAACCAATATATACTTTCCCACATAAGGATAATAAAAATATGCCTGGAGGATTAATTATATGGGAACATCCATTTGCTAATAACAATGGAGAAACACCGTATGGAATGTATATAGCTGGTATAGATAGTTATGACCATGATGAATCTCAAACAACATCTTTAGGTTCTATATGGGTAATGAATACTCTAAACGAAAGATTAGTAGCAGAGTATACAGGAAGACCTTCTTCAAAAGAATTCTATGAGGTTTGTAGACGTTTATTAATGTACTACAATGCAATAGGTAACCCAGAAAATCATAACAAAGGTATCTTAGAATATTTTGACAGTATGTATTCTAGCCATTTATTCTGTGATCAATTAAGAATTGTTAAAGATATAAACCAGAATTCAAAAGTAGATAGGAAGAAGGGTACTGCTCCTAATGATCAGATTAACGCTTATGCTAGAACAGAGTTAGCTGAATGGTTAATGAAACCAGCAATAGGAGATGAGAATGGACTATTAAATCTACATAAAATAAGATCTATTCCATTACTAAAAGAAATGCAATTATGGAATATAGATGGTAACTTTGATAGAATATCTGCATTAGGTATGTTAATGCTATTAAAAAACGAAAGAGCTAAACTTAATTTAGAACTTGAGACAGATACAAAACAATTATCTAATGACCCATTTTGGGAAAAGCATTATAAAAAAAGCTATAGAAAACTAGAAAACTTTTCTATAAAAAGAGGCTAATATTAAATAATTTTATTTATATTTGTAAATTAACGCAAAATAATGGATTTTTTTTCACATAAACCAATGCCTTCTCAAAAGAAGACAACTGCTCAAAAGGTTGCTAAAGATTTTGAATGGGCTAAAGATTCAATGGATTCTTTGTTTAGTATGATTCTATTTCAGAACCAAGGACTAAGACAAAGCCGTATAAACAAAAAGATTAATTACGATCTCTATAATGGTATTCTAGATAAGAATGACATGGAGAGAATATGTAATCCTCACAAATTAGAAGGAGCTACATTCCCTGCAGATGTTAAACATTATCCTCTTATTAATCCTAAGGTAAATACACTTAGAGGAGAAGAGACAAAAAGAAGGTTTGACTGGAGAGTTGTAGTAATTAATCCAGATGCTATTTCAGAAAAACAAGAAGAACAAAAAAAACAATTTATAGATTTTATTAATAAACATATTCAGTCTGAAGGTTATTCTGAAGAAGAAGCTAATAAAGAATTAGAAAAACTTCAACAGTATTTAAAATATGATTTTAGAAATCTTAAAGAATTAAAAGCTACAAGATTACTAACTTACTATACTAAATATCTAGATACAAAAACACTATTCAACAAAGGTTGGGAAGATGCTATCATAGCAGGAGAAGAAATCTATTGTGTAGAAGAAGTATGTGGAGAACCAAGAGTAAGAAAGTGTAACCCTCTTAATACTTACTTTTTAACTTATCCTGATTCTAATTACATAGAAGATTGTGATGCTATTCTTGAAGAAGGATATGTACCACTTGGTGATATCTTAGATGATTTCTATGATGAACTATCAGAAAAAGATATAACATTCTTAGAAACAAGAGGAAAAAGTACTCAATCAACAGCATCTACTGATATTAATTATGCAACCAATATGATATTTTCTGATCCAGAACTATCTAATGGAGGTTTAATAGATACTAACATGATTGGTTTAGGACATTATGGTGGAGCATTTGATACACACGGTAATGTAAGAAAAGTTAAGATTAAGTGGAGGTCAATGAGGCCTATATTAGTTCTACATTACTTTGATGAAGAAGGTAATGAACAAGAAAGAGATGTAGATGAAAACTACATCCCTGATGAAGCAAATGGAGAATGGACTAATAAAATATGGATTGGAGAATGGTGGGAAGGTTATAAAATTGCTAATCATCTTTATAAGAAGATAGGACCAGCCAAAGTTCAATTTAGAAAATTAGACAATAAGTCTTATTGTGCTTCTGGTTACATAGGTTCCTTATATAACACTAATTCAAATAGAGTTCAGTCTTTATTTGATTTAATGAAACCATATAACTATCAATATGATGCTTATATGTACAGAACTGAAATGGCCTTTATAAAAGCTAAAGGTAGAATTGGTGAATTGGATATAGCTAATGTTCCAGAAGGATGGTCTATTGAACAATGGATTTACTATGCTGAAATAATAGGATGGGCTGTTAAAGATAGCTTTAAAGAAAGTAAAAAAGGAGTATCTACTGGTAAATTAGCTGGTAATATGAATAGTAGTTCTAATGTATTAAACTTAGAACTTGGTAACTATATACAACAACATATTGATATGTTAGAGTATATAGAAAGACAATTAGATAAGATATCTGGAATAGCAGAACAAAGACAAGGACAAGTAGAAGCTTCAGCAGGATTAGGAACTACTCAACAAGCAGTAGAAGCTTCAAGAACAATAACTGAACCTTGGTTTGCTGTGCATGATAACATTAAAGTAAGAGTATTAGCTGCTTTATTAGAAACAGCTAAATATTGTTTAAAAGGTAAATCTAAAAAAATTCAATATATATTAGATGATACTTCACAAATTATTGATGAAATAGACGGTGATTTAATTAATGATGCAGAATTTGGTATTTTAGTAACTAACTCTTCAGCAGATACAGACTTAATGAAGTTACTTAAAGATCTAGCTCATGCAGGAATTCAAAATGATAAGATATCATTTAGTGAGCTTATTGATATTCATATGTCTGAATCTATATCTCAAGTTAGACAACAAATTAAACAAGCAGAAGAAAAAAGAATTCAATTACAACAACAAGCAGAAAAAACTCAACAAGAGCATGAACAAATGCTTATGCAAATGGAAATTGAAAATAGAGAAGATATTCAAGCCCATGAATCAGAAATAGAACAAGCTAAACTAGAGGTAGAAACTTATAAAATAGATACAGAAGCTAGTACTAAAATAGCAGTAGCTCAAATAAATGTATATTCAAGACAAGAGGAAATAGATAAAGATGGAGATGGAATTCCAGATCCTATAGAAATCGGTAAGCTTGCATTAGATAGACATGATATTGAATCTAAAGCTTTCTTAGAACAGCAAAAACTATTTCATGAAAAAGACAAACATAAAAAAGAAGTAGCTCTTAAAGAAAAAGAGCTAACAGATAAAAAAGAAATAGAAAATAAGAAAATAAAAGCTATTGAAGTACAAAATAAGTCTCAGGAATTAATGCAAGATAAAGAACTTAAATTTAAAGATAAAGAAATTAAATTTAAAGAAAAAGAACTTAAATCAAAACAAATACTAGAACAATTAAAAATTAGAGCTGCAAAAGCTAAGGCAGCCCAAGCAGCTAAAAAGAAAACTACAACTAAGAAATAAATAAAATGTCAGCAGAAAAAAAACAAATACAATCCTTTAATGGAAAAGAACAAATAGAATTAAAACAAGGACAAGGTAGATTTAATTTATTTACTACCTTAGAAGATTTATGGACTAAATATTTTAAAACTAAAACACAAGATTTAATAGATGTTTCTAGTTCTTCTTATACAGTATATACTGCTTTACTAGCACAATCTGGTTCAAATCCTCCAACTGAAACCGCTGTACTTGAAAATAATACAGGCTGTACTTTTA